TCCCGCACGTCCTGCGAGATTACCTGACTTCGGCCTGCCCGCTCATCCCCAAACGGCTCCGCGTTGTAGTAGCGCGTTGCCTTCGCCCTGAGCGGGGACACGTCGGAGTCGATGAAGCTGGCCGCGTCAACGATTGCCGATGAAACGATCCCTTCGAGTTCCGAAATGTCCATCTGAGCCATTGAGCATACTATACACCACTTGGGAGTGGTGTCAACACCACTTGGAAGTGGTGGTACGCTTGGAACGCATGGCAGATAAACCGCAAGAAAACCCGTTTATTGAGTTTTTAGAGCGATATCGCGACCGCCCTGACTTGTTTGTGCGTGAGGTTTTGGGGGCCACCCCGGACAAGTGGCAAGACGAGTTTTTAATGGCCGTCGCACGCGGGGAGCGCCGTATTACGGTTAGATCCGGCCACGGTACCGGAAAGTCTACAGTGGCTTCGTGGGCCGTAATCTGGTACATTCTGACGCGCATCCCGGTCAAGATCGTGATTACCGCCCCGAACGCCAGTCAGTTATTCGATGCGCTGTTTGCCGAAATCAAAACATGGATTGAGAAGTTGCCGCCCCTGATCCGCGGGATGCTTGAAGTAAAGTCTGACCGCGTTGTTTTGGTTGGCGCAGTAGATGAAGCCTTTATCTCTGCCCGTACCAGCCGATCAGAAACGCCGGAAGCCCTTGCCGGCGTTCACGCCACAAACGTGATGTTGATCGCTGACGAGGCGTCTGGTATCCCTGAATCGGTCTTTCAAGCCGCCTACGGTTCCATGTCCGGGCACTCTGCCGTCACAATTCTGCTGGGCAACCCGCTCCGCACAAACGGCATGTTCTACGAAACGCACACAAACCCGGATCTGGCAAAGAAATGGTTCAGGATGCACGTTTCGTGCCTCGACTCCCCCAGGGTGTCCCATGAATTTGTTGACGACATCGTGGCGCTGCACGGCATCGACTCCAACGCCTACCGTATCCGCGTGCTTGGCGAGTTCCCTCGCGCTGAAGACGATACCGTCATTCCGCTGGAACTGGTAGAGTCGGCCATTGGCCGCGACGTAATCTGTTCGCCGAACGAACCAATCATCTGGGGGTTGGACGTTGCGCGGTTTGGCGACGACTCCTCGTGTCTGGTAAAGCGCCAATCAAACGTTATCGCGGACGCGCCCCGGTGCTGGTCAAAGTTGGACCTCATGCAGACCGCCGCCGTCGTCAAGTCCGAATGGGACTCCGCCAGTTCTGATATGCGCCCAATGGAAATCCTTGTCGATTCAATCGGCCTCGGGGCTGGCGCTTGTGATCGTCTGCGGGAAATGGGGCTTCCTGCCCGAGGCATCAACGTGTCCGAGTCCCCGGCAATGGGCACCACGTACCTCAACCTGAGAGCCGAGCTTTGGTTCAAGATGAAAGCATGGCTGGAGCGTCGGGACTGTCGGCTTCCTGAAGACAAGCGCCTGCGTGACGAGTTAACGCTGGTGCGCTACGGGTTTCAGTCTGGGTCCGCCAAGATGAAAATCGAATCAAAGGACGAGATCCGGGCACGTTCGCGCCGTTCTCCCGACGTTGCCGACGCCGTCGCCCTCACTTTCGCCAGCGAGGCAGGAACGGCATTGTATGGCACCAGCTATAACAGCAAGTGGTCACAGCCGCTACGGCGCAAACTGGCGGTCGTTTGAGTTCTGGCAGAAGACGTACATCGGAAGGATGCTAAAGAAGCAGGCACCCCGTTAGCCGCTCCGCAAGTCAGCATTTGCATACTTTCGGTTTTCACGTTACACTACGTGTGTGCACACCCCACAATCCCAGTAACTACTAATACTAAGTAGTCTTCAGGCTCCCCGCCTCATAGGCGTGCCACCAGCATCCGCTGTCTCTCGCCACAACCTCCCGGATTTTCCCACACCTTCCCAATTTTTTTTTGCCAACTTTTTTTTCGACGGCCCTCAGTTTTTACATGGCAAATTGCAGACGCACTAAGAGCCGGTGGCCGCGCCGGTCGGGGTGGTCCCCCATCCGGGGGGGGGTGGCTGCAGGGCTGCAGGGCTGCAGGGCTGCAGGGCAGGGCAGGGCAGAGCAGAGCGGCTACCGCCCGGTTACGTTACGCCGCGGGTTCCGCGGGTTCCGCTACCGCATCGATAACTAGCGCATTATCATCAGGTTGAACAGTACGCATGGCCCCCAAGTATAGGTGCGCCACGTTAAGCTCCACCGACGGTCCAGACTGCTGTCCCCAGGCCGCACGGTCCATACGTGATGCCGCCCACTGCCGGGCCTGCACGCGCAGTTTATCTCGCGCAGGGTCGGGCGCAGACGTATCGGCCCCATTATCCGCGATCTCCAGTGATTGATCGACCAACACTGACGCAGCCCGTGCGCGTGCGCGTTTAAGGAGTTCCACACGTTCTGGGTGGTGTAGCCAATCTGATAGTGCTGCGTACGTGTAGCCGAGTTCGGCTGCGGCGTTGCGGATCGATAGGCCTGAGTGGATAGCGTCCCATATGTCCGATGCCTGTTGAGGCGTGCATAATCGGAGTCGTGCGATGTCTGCGTTACGTTGTGGGTTTCCTGCCATACCCCTGATTTTACCTATTTTTCAGCGTCCCAAGGCTATAATTTGCCAGCGTTGAACAAAAAAATTGTGTTTAGAATCAGCAACTTACAGACTATTTTTACCGTTTAGTAGACAATGGTTAATCGCAACTGCTAGAGTTGGTTTGTCGGCAGGAACTGAAGTAGAAAGACAAACGGACACTAAGGCCACTCACTGCGATGCCTGTTCGATTTTGTTGAGTAGATTCGGTACCTGAAGATCTGGTAAAAAACATGAACATGACACAGTACAGCAAAGATGTCGCGGGTTTCAAGTGTGAGAAAAATGGCAAGTTTGTTTTCGTTTTGGAACGCCAAATGGCGCATGACCCGCAGTACAAAATCGGCTCAAAAATACCGGGCCGGGGTAAAGTCGTCGAGTGTTTTGGACGTGGTCAGCAATGAACCATACAAGCGCAATTCTATGTAGTCTTTTTCAGGCGATTGTTGTGGTTTTTTATTTGACTTGTTGGGCGATGATAACGCTCAAATAGTAGCTATTTTTGACGCTGTTGTGCTATAGTAGTGATGACACTTTGGAGGTGTCACAAGTGACCAATACAAACGGTTTCGTTCTCTATGAGGACGACAACATAGCTGTCATCGCGACGGGTTTCAAGAACGCTAGCACTAACGCCAAAACAGGCGCAATGGTGCAAATCTACATCATTCTGCGGCATCAGTCGCCTATGGATGGGGTTGCCAGTGGTAACGATGTTGCCATCTGTGGGAACTGCATCCACAGGGCAAAGTATACGGATGGCGTTATGGTTCCGGGTTCACGTCGTTGTTACGTCAATTTAGGCAAGGGCGCCCTTGGCGTCCATGCCTGTTACGCCCGGGGCGGATATCGCAAGCTTACGCCATCTGAGATACCTGCTATTTTCGCCGGTCTCCTGGTTCGGTTTGGCGCATACGGAGATCCGGCTATGATGCCGAAATGGCTAGTGGTGGCAATTGCTGCTGCTGCTCGTGGCCGCACGGGATATACGCATCAGTGGCAAACGGCCACATGGTTGCGTCCCTACGTCATGGCATCGTGCGATAGTGCCGCTGATGCGGTTCGCGCTGTCGCGGACGGATGGCGATATTTCAGGGTCGCCGGATACGGTGACACCGTCAAAACAGCTAACGAGATCTCCTGCCCGGCATCTGCGGAGGCGGGCAAAAAAACGACCTGCTCTGATTGCAGACTCTGCAATGGAGCCACGGCCACTGACCGCCGGAAATCTATCGTGATTCAAGACCACAGTATCATCGCCCGGTCTAATCCGCTCATCCAGATCGGAGGCGCGGCAGCATGAGGCAAATTACATCGACTGCGGTCAACGGATTCAATCGCATTGTTGCTGCACTTCGTGACGCAGGAATTGAGGTCACGGTAGATCGTATGCCAGATCTGTGGTACCAGCGGGCGATGGTAGCGGAAGCAGATGCGGAACGTGCATCTGTTGTGGTGGCAAAGTTTGCTACGAAGAAAAAATTGAATCGCGGGTGGAAATGAGGTCTAATCCGCTGATCCAGATCAGCCTGTAACACTCCGAAACGCCCTCGGGCGTCTGTCCGGTCAATCCGGCACTGATGAGGAGACGATATGTCAGCAGTCGAAGTACTCAACAAAGCTATGCGCGAAACGGGCAAATGGTACGGGCCAAATGGCTCGCGCAACCATATGGCGTACGCTGTTTTGTTCGCAGCATTGCAGCATGTGACACGCGATACTGATCCACGGGCCGCGCAGTTCTTGGCCACGCGCCGCACTGGCTCCGATGTTTACTGGCTGATGCGCGAGGTTAACTAACATGCCGGACAATAGTTTTTTTACGAATCAGCTGCTTCGGATCGGGAAAAATTTGGCTGTACCGCCAAAAACTGGACCATTTCCTGGCCACGCTCGCTGTTCTGAATGCGGCATGGGTGAGAAACAGGGCCATGACGCGACATGTAGCAAAGTCCAACGCTGGACACCACAAACCGCACGTCAACGTGTCGGTGGGACGTTCGGGAGCTAACATCATGATACTTATTAACCCAAAAACAAACCATATTTTCGCTGAATCTGAGAGCCTGACACTGGCCCTTGCATCCGCTGGGCTGTTGCTAAATGTCGCCTGCGTGGTCAACATGGAAGATTCGGCACTCGTAAAGTTGATCGGTGGTGCCCAGCTTTGGTTCGTCAATCGCTGCGCCTGCGTCCACCCGTCATGCGGACTGCATCATCAGGTGGTCGCGTGATGACCTATCAGGCTAAACTTGCGAAGTATCGCGCAACCTGTATCAACATGGCACGGTTGGAAGTGGTAACCGTTCGGTTTTTTGTGGCCAGCGGGGCACCTAACACTGCGGCGCAGTTTGCGATGCGTGCCGCACGTTGGTACTTCTCAGCGTACCCGGAAGCACGGGAAAATTAGGAGATCAAGACAATGGCCTACATGAATCAAGACAAAAAATCTGCCATCGCAGCGCAACTGAAGAAAGTAGTTCCGGCGGGGTGGAAGTACTCGCTGCGGGTACACAACCATTCAACCCTGGTACTCACTGTGCAATCCGCTCCGGTGGATCTGTGTAATACAGTCCCGGCGGTGGATCGGCGGTACCCAATCGACGCTGGTGGTGGCTATCGCCAGCTCAACGAGTACCACCTAGACTATGAGATGTCCGGCGACCTGCTGACGACCTTCGAGGCGATTAGGGACGCCATGAACACGGGCAACCATGACAACTCCGACGCGCAGCGCGATTACTTCGATGTGGGTCACTACGTCAGCATCCACATCGGGGCGTGGGATAAGCCGTTCAAGGTGGTAGCGTGATGTTCCGCGCCATCGCATATGTGGCCCTCTGGGCCGCGGTAGTCGTCACTTGGGCGACGGTATTTTATCTGATAGAAGGGTAACGATATGACCGAAGTAACCAAAGACCAATTTTTCGCCGCGCTGTATGCTGACCCTCGGGATATCATGCCGGAGAACGTCAGCACAAAGGGGCCTGGTAAGTCTATCTGGGCCTTGAATGGGGTGCGTAACGCTCCCGCATTCGGTGAGTCTATCGGGCACGATTGGACCACTAACACGCCACCACGGTACTGGCTCGCAGTGGTGCCGGTGGCGTCGCGGGCGGAACCACTCGAACCGAATTGCTCACACTGCCAACGAGTTGCACTCAATCAGCAGTCATGCTGCGCGTTCCACTACTAAACACTAGCGTAACGTAATGACAGGTACTTTGGAGGTACCAAAAATGACGAACATATTCTGCACTGACTGTAATTTGCATGCGACCATGCACGCTGATGGGACTGTGGCCTGTGGCTGTAGCCTTGTCGCGGATCCTGACACCGACACCATCCCGGCAGCATGGAACACCACGCGGGAGGCGGTTTACGCTCTGCAATTAGCAGAGTCTGACATCGCAGAGTGACCCGCACCTGCGGGGTAATGCGGATAGCCGGTCACAATCCCGGCACGCTAACAGGTACTTTGGAGGTACCAAAAATGTACATCGAACTCTCACCAGCATATGGCCGCGACTATAAGTCAGCCAAAGAAGTAAAGGCAGCATTCGACGCCCACAAAGATTTCATGGGCGATTATCAGGTGGGGTTCAGCCTGATAAACAAACCGCAGATCCCCGTGGGCGCTACTGTGTTGCTGCGGTACAAGGGCATGCGCTCGGTGGCGTCTCATAAGGTGGTGGCGTAATGGACCGGCGAGTATTGGCCATGCAGATTAAGCGCATCAAGGACGAGGCAGCGCGGCTCGAAGCCTGGGAGAGGCTGAACCCGCTCCCGGCGGCGACTCACTTTAGCGAGGGGGCCGACTTCATCGCCCAGATTGCTCAAGCGTTGGCGGCTGAACTGCGGACTGAAGACGGGTACTCCCGCACGCCTGCCCCGAAGGTGGTGGCGTAATGGCCCACACCTTCACGGTTGAGATCGGCGACCGTGTCGCCTATAGCGCGAAATGGTTACGCAGTACCGGGCAGGTTGCCGGGGACATCGGCCACGCTCGCGGTGTGGTGGTGGCTCTCGAGTCTCCCACGCCTGACTGGACCTTGGCAACAATCCAGTGGAACAAAGGGGAATTCCCCGACCGCGTCAACGTGGCGAACCTTGCCATCGTTGGGGCGAACTCGAGGTTCTGCGCGATATGATGCAATTCCCGCTGATCCACACCAACGGCACCTGCGGTGATGACCTGCTGGCTGACCAATGCGACATCGCCCGTGCGCTGCGCGATGCCCTCGAGGTGATGGCAGCTAACGGGCCTAACGCACGCGATTACTACCCGCTCGAGGCTGGCGCATGGGAGCGGGCCAGAGAGCAGCACACAGCCCGTCTGGGCGCAATTAAGGCAGTACTAGCGGACGTGGAACGCATGGCGGAGTATCTCGCGGCGGGGCCGCATGACCAATTGGAGATGAGGGGAAACACAATGACGATACGAGAACAGATCCACAATTCAGCAACACACAAGGCCGGGGTTGATCCGGCTTGCCCGAGGTGCGTCAGCGAGACGCCGGAGTCTATCGCAGAGCGCGAGTACCAGCGCGAGCTGGAAGCGCAGCCACGGTATCACGACGGTGCCCCGCGACCTCAGTGGTCCAGCCTCTCGGGTATTGCCCGCTGGCAGCGTGTCAGGATTGCAAACGGTGAGGCGCTCTGTGATTAGCCGGGGCAGGCCTCGAGTCAGCATCATGCCGGGGCAGGTGCGGCGGCTGGCAGATGGCCCGACGCCCACCACCTGGAAGAAAATTGCAGCCACGCTGGGCATCTCAATTGCCACCGCGATGCGGTTGTACAAGCAGAGCAAGCAGGACACAGCTTAACGCACCAACGCCCACGTTCCGGGCAGGAGCATGGGCGTCAAGTGTGCCGGTTAAGGCTGCGCTTTGGAGGCAACCCCAGCATAGCATGATGCAGCATGACGGCGTGACAGCGGGTAATTCGGAACTGTTGCGCGTGCAACGTTTATGTGGTACCGTTAGACACAGGAGATACAGACGATGACAACCAAACAGCAGATCATAGCCAGAGCGCAGGCCGCAGGATCAAGCGCAAAAACTTTCCGGGGCGCAGTCAAGGCGCTGCGTGCCGCGATCAAGCCCGGTGTGATGTACAAGCAACAGCGGCGGATTAGCCGGGGGCCGCAAGAGGCCACCAACTACGTTACAGCTGCGCGAGCGGCACGACTGTACGCACGCTACGCGCCGCTGGCCACCGCGCAGTGTGCTGCATTTGGATTGTTGCCACGGGATACGTCAATTGCACTCGAGCAATGCGGCGTCTCCGCTACCGCCATCCGGGCGCTATCGCGTCTCAGCGTTGATCGGCGTGCCGCACGTATTGCTGCATGGCTGACCGCGCCGGATCAGGCCAGCTATGCAATGATGCCACTGCTGGCGCTGGCTCATGACGCTGCCGAATCGCTGCACGCTATCAGCTCGCAGTACAGCAGCCAGCGGGCGACGTGGCACAACGGCAGAGAGACGAGGGAGCAAAATGACTGGCAGGCCTATAGCAAAAACTATGGGCGTCCCGCGAACTGGATCAACCCGGCATACGATGTCAGCGTAAAATATGCAGACGGCATCTATACCGTTGCCGCCCGTATCGTGTCGGTGCGGGGCAAGGTAACGATCCTTCCGCTTGATTCGCGCAACAGGTACAGCCACCCGGCAAAACTTGCCAATGACCTGTTTTGCCGAGTCACGGCAGACGCCGATCTGGTGGAGCGGTACGATGTGCGGGGTCGCATGGTTGGCGTTGCTCTCAAGGTGGGCGCATCGTGGGAGCACGGCGCAGACCGGGCTGAATGCGAGGCGGAAACGCTCCGCAAAACGCAGCTCACGGCTGAGCGTGAATTGCTGGCAAAACGTGCGGCTCTCACTGCGTTGCAGGCCGCTCGCCGGGATCGCAGGGCGCGGCTGTTTGCGCGGCTGTCTCAGGTGCAGGTGGGATTTGCCGACGTGCGCGGGGCTGGCGCTTGCGCTGCCGGGATCTCGAGTTGGTGCGCGGCGCATAAGATCCCGACAGATGCAACGGTCCCGCTGGCCATGCTGGCGCACGATAGCGCCGCGAAAGGTTACGCTCTGCGGATTGCGGCCAAGGTGCTGGGCGCATGACCGTTAACGAGGCCGCAGTGGCGCTTGGGGTAACGCACCAAAGGGTACGCACGCTGATAAAAGAGGGCCGCATAGTGGCTCGATACCGCAAGGGCCGCGTGGTCATCACGAAGGCGGCGCTGAACGCACTGGTGATTGCCAAGCCGGGGCGACCCGTAAAGGCGGTGTAGTTGCGTATCGCTATTGCGCTATGCTAATATTGAGGAGTGGCAGACAGCCACTGAGGAGACGAAGATGACGATCACAGAGACAAAGCAGATACAGGGAAGCACGATGGCTGAGCTAATTGCCCGGCTTGCGGCCATCGACGCGACCGCCGACCACAACGGGGGGCTTGCACAGGACAACCTGCGCGAACACCACAACATCACAGACGAGATCACGCGGCGAAAGCTCCGCACGCGGATGGAAGCGATGGCCGCAATCTCTGCCACTATCGGCGACGATTCCCCGCGCCACAGATCCGCCGATCTGGCGTATGGCTCGCGCTGGAATGAGTACCAGCAATGAGCACCGCTCATTTGCCACCAGAGCGGCGAAGCGAGATCGCCCGCAACGCAGCCCTCGCCCGCAAGGGTGGGGGCAATCGTGGCCCTGCGCCCTGCCACTCACCGGACGACCCGACGTGCAAGCGTTGCCGAGCACGGGCGTCGGAGAAACGTTGCCGCGCCGCACAAAAAAGTGGGGTATTCCCGCTCAATTTTCTGCATCTCGACGCGCTTCATGCGCGACTCGGCCACGAACGCGCACGCTGGTGCATGGCGAAGACAGACGCAGAGCGTGAGTCCCGCCGCGTTACGGT